GCTCGGCAGGAAGGTATCAAGTTCTGGACCGCTGATGGTGAGAACTTGAACCTTGCCCGTTGCTGCCGTGCCTGATGATTGAGTCTGGTAGCTGGTCAGTCCGTTGGTGTCTCGCGTGACGTAGGGCAGAACGACCTGCGATACTTGCAGTTCGATCATCGGGTTGATGTCGAAATCTTCCACCGGCGAGGTGCCGATAGTCAGCGTTCGCGTGGTCGCTACTGCCCGTCTGACGACGTTGAAAGTCGGCGTGGCGTTCGTATAGTCGAAATAGGTCATCGTGTCAGGAACGAGCCTCACAAGCTCACTAATGACCTGCGCACAAGTTGACTGGTTGAGCGTTACGCGTGGAATGTCGAAATAAGTTCCCACCGTGCTACCGCCTGCAATGTTTGCCATCGGAGCGCCAAGTGAAACGCTCGTATCAATCGCTGTCTGGATCGCCGTGGTCAGATTCGTCCCGCTTGTTGCATCACCGAAAACTCCAGTCAGTCGATTCGCACTTGCTCCGGCGCCATCGGTCTGACTGGTGACGTAATTGATGCGCTCCAAGAACCACCAGGCATTGCTGACTGTGACCGTGATCGAGTTGTTCGACGTGGTTCGCACGTTGGTGACGTAGCCGATGAAGAATCGCGAGCCGTTGCGGAATAGATCGACTCTCTGAGCGTAGGTGGGAATCGTGTAGCTGACGACATTCTCTGGTGAGATGTTCATCACCAATTCATCGGTGCCGACGCTGCGGAAGGTCAGAGATGCGTTTTCAACTGCACGCTCTGCCAGAGTCTTGGAGGTTGCATCCCAAGCCTTTCCTGCTTCTCCTGTGATGGTCCAAACTGGCATTATTTTGTTGGGATGTTGCTGATCTTCTCTTTAAGCCCTTTGATTTGATTAGACATTTGCTGCATTTTCACCGCGATCGTATCATTCAGGGTCACAAGCTCGCGAAGTGATTCTAAGCTGCCTTCCTGACCCGTTTTGAGCGAACTCATGAGAGTTCTGAGATTGCCTGAAATTGTGACTTGATCTTTGGCATTGATGACCCCATCGATTGCCGCTTGCCTGATCTCATCCTTCGCCTGCTGCTGGAGCGGAGTGACTGCCTGAAACTCGTCAATTTCCTTGACGATTTCAGCCGCTCCTTTTGTGATACTTTCGGTCGCAGTGCTGAGCGCTTGTGCTTTGGTCGTGAGGTCGAACTTCTCGTTGATCTTCGCAATCTGTGATGCTGAATCTTCAACTAGATTTTGAAGAGATGATGCTGAAACAATCGCTTGATTTGTAATCTCTGCGAGCCGCTCAGGTGCTTTGTTGATGATATCATAAATGCCGCCGATTTCTTTTTTCAGCGCGTCCATCTCTGCTGTTAAAGCGTTCGTTTTACCAGATGTCTCATCTTCTCCGAGCGTTCCAGCGTCTCGGCTTTGTGCATCCATTCTGCGACTGAAATTTAGAGATGACATGAGTTCTTGCTGCCTTTTTTCGAGTTCAGCAAGTCGCTTTTGCGCCTGATCGGTCTGACCTTGCACTTCTTGGTATTGATCTGAAAATTGCTTGTAACGTTCGCGAGCGACTGTCACTTGATTCTCAATGTCTTGTATCTGTGCAGCCTTTTGTGCTTCTGCCTCTGATTTTCTGATTGCCGCTAGTTGCTTTTCAGCGTTCACAATCTGCCCTGTGGTCTGAAGGTATTTTACCGCCGCTACTTCCAGAGCTGATTGTGATGCGATGATGGACGAGTCAGCTTCTTGACGGTCTAAACGTGCTTCGAGCAAGTCCACTTCCACCTCACGCAATGACTGCGCAATGCTTACTTGGTTTTTCAACTGTGCGTTGAAGTCCTCGATAGATTTCTTAGCCTGATTGTCAAACGCTTCTTTGAGCTTTTCGCTCATGTCCTCCATTGCCTCACCTGTCATGGCTGCATTTTCAGCCATGGTCAAAAATACCTTAGTGGCGATGGCACCCACTGCTATCAATGCACCTGCGATTGCGCCAGTCGGTCCAAATGTTCCGAGTAGCTGCGGAGCTTGCTGTGAGAATGCCGTTAGTGCGCTAGTTCCTCCGCTGACTTGAATCGCAAAGTCTTGTATTTGAAAGCCAGCTTGTCCTGCTAGAGATCCGATCTTGCTTGTCGATGCTGATGCTGCGTTTGTTGCTGCCGCTGCTTTTGTAGATGACGCAGCCAACTTGTCCATGTCAGTCGCGGTCTGCTTCGCGCCTGTCCCGCTTGCAGTTGTGTTGATCTTGATATCGACGTTCTTCGCTGCCATGGCTTAGTATTTACCGAGGATTGTTACGTTTTGCAAGACCGAAACACCGTTCTGAGCGAGATTGACCACGCATGAGACGCTGCTGAGCGTTTTCGAGTTCGAGATTGTCGGCGCTACTCCAGAGGCTGTCGTTCCGCTTGTTGCCCCGGTGATGTTCGGCGATGGTGTGCCGTTCGTCGTGACCAGAGCAAGCGTAGCGTCATTGGCTTCTGCCTGCCGCTTCGTGATGATGACATTCGCGCCTGAGCTGGTGATGATGTAGCGGAAGGCGATGCTTGAATTTGCGTTGAGCGAGGTCGCCAGCTTCGCCGCGTATTGTGTCGGCGTGTCGCCCGATAGCACTGCGGTCGTGCCGCTTGCTGTCACGTCAACGGAAGTAAATGACCAGTTGATGTTGCCAGCTTGTGTCGTGGTGCCGACACATACAAGCGTTTCAACTTGCGCCGTGCCTGCTGCTGTCAGCCTGCCGATCGTGACCGTCTGGCTCGCCTGTGAGAGCAAGCCTTGAGGCATATTGAGCAAGTAGTTCTCGGCGTCGGTCAGACTTGAGAAGGTCAGCACGCTGCTGAAACTAACAGTCGTGCTGGAACCTCCTCGGAAGAACTGGTCGAACTGGTCAGCTTCGATGTATTGCACCTGTTGGAAGTTCGGCTCAGCCGAGATTGAGAAGTTGGACGTTTCGCTTCTTTGACCGTCGCCACCGGCGAGGTCGTAAGCAATCGCGCCGCGCTGGAGTCTTACGAACATGGCTTATGCGGTTACTGCTGCGACTGTGAAAAGTGCTACTGGTGCGCCGCTGCTGAATGTCCGCTTGGCGCTCATGGTTAGCGTGCCGAGTCGGTTGTCACTCGCTGAGAAGTTGCGTTGAAGCTCGGTGACTTGAACCGCTGCTGCATCGAAGTTCAAGCCGCCTACAGTGGTGGTCGAAATGTCGAGTGCGCTCACTGCCAAGTCCTCACCTGCGCTGAGGTTGTCGAAGAACGTGTCAAAGTCGAGTTGATCGATGCCTGTCGGAATGCATGAGATGTTGCATCCGAGATTGCCCATGCTCATGTCAACAGTGCCGACGCCGTCAACCACAACTGGATTGAGCGACAAATCAAAACTGATCTCGAAGCCGTCTTGACTGAGAAACGGATCGAGCGCTCCGAGCGTTGCAGTATAAGGTGCCGTTACAATCAATGATGGGTCGAATCCTGTGCCGATGCTCGCGCCAGTCGTGGTCGTGTAGTAGTCCTCGATGTTCTGCGGATCGCCGTCTTTTTTAAGCAATCCTGTGAACTGCACCGAGCCGAACGCGGTCTTGGTCGCGCTGCACGAGATGGTCGGCATCTGCGTGATCTGAGCGTTGAGGATCGTGTAGGTTTTATCAACTGATACGATGACAAGGTTCTTGTCGGTCGAGCCGTAAATGCTGGCTCCCATTGCAGTGTTGCCATGCGGGAAGAGAACTGCGAGCGCCTCGATCTCGCCTACCGGCTCAAATTCAACAACGATGGTGAAGTCGGTTTTCGACTTGCTCACGATGCCGTATGCGTCGGTTTCTTTATCGAATGTCGAGTTAGTCGTGGTCAGCACTACTCCTGCTTTGGAGTAGAAGGTCTGCGAATCATAGGTGACTTTGCAAGGACCGCGAACGATGGTGGTTCTGTCGAATGTTGGCATGATGGTTTAGCGTGTTGGAGTTGTATTTTGTAGCCCCACGGGGCAATTGAAAGTGATGATTTGTTGAAGCATCGGAGGCGTTGCGTCCTCCTGCATTGAGTCGAAAGTAAGAACGCCGCCGGTGAGTGAATCGCCGTTTGTATCGACTGGTTTGTGATGATGCAGAATGCGAGCCACTGCCTCGCCGATCTCTGTTGCGCTTGGTTTTGACATGTTCCCAGCTTGCTGTCTCCAGACGCTTGGAATCTCCGAGCATGTCACCGAGAATGTCGCCGAGTCCATGTATGGTCCGGGTGTGTCAGGTGACGATGCCTCACTCTGCGAAAAGTTGACCATGACGAAAGCGCCTGCCTTGCTCATTGCATTCTCGATCTCGCGGTCGATGTCTTTGTGATCCTGAACCAGAACGGGAATAATCGGCACGGTGCGGAAATACGCGTGATCTTTCAGCGTCTTTGCCATGCTTTCGACTATCTGACGTATGACGCTCATGGTGATTCTGAGAAATTCATGACAGCAGCGCCGCCATAGCGAAAAGAACTGCCAGAAGTGGCAGCGAATGATTCGGCTCCGGTATCATCGGAGTCTGCGTTGTTGTTGGCAAGGTCATCGAGGTAACTGTTGGCTTCCTCAACTGCTCTGCGTCGATCATCGCCGTTGAATTCAGCCAGCGAAGGGTAGGAATCTGTCAACTCTTGGCGTGAGAGATTGTATGCGTGTCGGCGCGCTCCCGGTGGGACATACAAGTTCGTATTGACCACTGGAGGCAATCCACGCTTGCGACGACCTGAGTTGACGCGTGAGGCAATGTCTTGTGCTACGCTCGTGAGGATCTCCTGTGCTTTGTCCTCGGGTGTCGGACATTCGGCAAGTAAACGGTTGAACTCCTCGGTTGAGAGTCTATCACGAAGTGCGGAATATGTTAGAGCGAGCCAAGCCATGGTGATTTGAGTTTCAAGAATTTAGGGCGACGGAGGAAACTACCAACTCCGTCGCCCTTTGCACACAAGTTCCAACGGATTAGAACAAAAGCTTGGCGACCATGTTGCCAGTAACCGTGCCAGCCGAGGCGGTCATCGTTTGAGCGATGCGCACATAGCGACGGGTGTTAGCTGGAACGCGGAAGCGAACCTCTTTGGCAACGATGCCAGAGGCAGTAGCGGTCTGAGTCGTGCTGATTGCTGGATCAACGGCAGCCCATGAAGAACCGTCGGCGCTGTCTTGCAGAGCGTAGGTCACGACTTTGGTGTCGGCGATGCCAGCGGCAGTTGGAGCGGAGAGCGAGAAAACTACTCGCTCGATGTCGCCACCAACTACTTGCTCAAGGTCAAATGCTGCGGTGTTAGCACCTGCCTGCGCGATAGCCACAGTAGAGGTGTAATTCTTGTCTTGAAGGTTACGATTGAATTCGAAGCTCATGATTTGATATGGTTAGAATTAGCTGAGGGTTTCGGTGTCAACGATCGAGTCGGTGATGATGATTGGAACTCCAAAGGATTCCGTTGGCACACCTGGAAGAATGCCGGTGAAGGCTTCCTGCTTGGTGGATGGGGTTGTGTTCCGGCTGACTTGCAACTGGAATGCGGAACGACGCGACATGAGCAAGTGAGTCGGACGCTCGCCAACTGGGAACTTGCTGAGCAGCTCGGCAATCTTGGCGTCTGTGCATCCTTTGCCGCTGTCTGCGGTGAGGTCTTTCAAACGACCGATTGCATGTTTGTTGACGCACTGGAAGCCGATCCAAGCGGTGAGGTCAGCGATGAATGCTGCGTAGCGCTTAGCGTCTGCATCAACTGCGTCACCTTCACGGAATGGCGAAAGGTCGAAGGTTGTGCCGTTGCCGTAAACGTATTGCACGCCTGTGTTTCCAGCCTTGATGGCATAAACCGAGGAACCAGTCGCGGAGGTTGTTCCGCCTGCGTCAACTACGATGTCGCTGCCGAGAGCGCTAACCAATGTTTGCAGACCAGCGAAGCCTTTCGAGCTTGCATTGTCGCCATAGATGGTTTGTGTTCCGACGGTTGTCAGAGCAGCGCGCATCACACCCATTGCCTCGATGGCTTGGAGAGCCTCGGCACCGTCCTCATAACCGTAAGCAACAGCCTTATCGACTTCAACGCGAGCGGAGAGAATGAAGCACTCAACGAGACGCTCAGTGAAGTTGGATTTGGTTGCGTCCGTGCCTTCGTTGGCTTGACGGAATGCAACGCTCGGGCGACTGTTGCGGGTCACTGTCTTGTAGGACGTGCCGCGGATCGTGCGAGCCGGAATGATTGTTACCTCAGGTGAGGCACTGGCGACTTCCTCAATCAGACCGACGATGGGATCATGTCCGTTGAGCTTGGCAAGGTCTAACAGAGTTAGGTTGTTTGGCATAGTATTGTTTGTTTAGTGAGATTGGTTTTGAGCTTTGAAGGATGCTTCGACGAGTGCGAGTCCTTTGAGTTCGGTTTGTTTGGTGCCTTCTTCAGCTTTACCGGCGAGAACGGTTTCTCCGTTAACTGGCTTGGATGGGATGGCGTTGAGAATTTCGACAGAGTTCTTGTCGGCTTTGATTTGAGCCTTCCAGAATGACTTGGCTTTTTCATCTTGCGGAGCGATGCGACCAGCTTTGACAGCCTCGTCGATCACGCTGTCAGCAGCTTTGTCCTCGATCTCAGCAAGTGATGCTTTGAGCGTTTCCACTTCGCTGGCGAGAGCGTCACGCGATGCGGTGACTGTCTCCAGTTCGTTGGCGTGGTTCGCAGCAGCTTGCACCGCGTCGGCTTCCTTCGTCATGTAGCCAGCCTCGATCTCAGCGATCTTGCTTTTCATGGCTTCGATTTCGAGCTTCGCAATTTCCATTGCTTTCTCCGGGTCAACATCCTCGGCAACAAGACCGAGTTCGATTAGTGGTTTGATGTCCATATTGGTTTCGTTGTATGATGCGGCGATCTTTTCCATCGCCTCGAATGCTGGCTCGTTAACGAGCGAACCGATCTCGCCATGTGTCGGCAGACCTGCTGGCGT